TTTTTATACATTTATATGGAACTTTTGTCCAGATTTAATTAAAGATGGTTATGTATATGCGGGCGTGCCACCTCTTTATAAAATTACTCTCGCCGCAAATAAAGGATATAAATATCTTAAAAATGATGAAGCATTAGCTGAATATCAAAAAGAAAATAAAGGAAAGAAATATCAAGTGGGTCGCATGAAAGGGTACGAGTTAGTCTGGCCCTTAGCTACTTTTCCGCTGATCAGCGGGGTTGCCTAAAAAGGCAGCTAACGAGGTAGTCTTCTATTTAAAAATTTTGGTCATTTTAGGATAACTTGAAATGTAAAATTTTTATAATATATAGAAGATAATCTCGTGGGAAAAAACTACGATATTATCTCCAAAAAATTAAAGGAGATAAAATAAATGATAGGAATTTATAAAATTACAAATTTAATAAATAATCATAGTTATATTGGATTATCTACACATATTGAAGATAGATGGTAGTATCATAAAAATCCATATAATTGGAATAGAGAAAAAAATAAATCTTTATATAAAGCAATTTTAAAATATGGTATTGATAATTTTTCTTTTGAAATACTTGAATAGTGTTTACCAGAATAGTTAAGTGAAAAAGAAAAATACTATATTGAAAAATATAATACATATCATGCTGGTTATAATATGACTGCTGGCGGTGAAGATAATCAAGGTGAAAGTCATCCAAGACATAAATTAACAAAAGAGGATGTAATAGATATTAGAACTAGATATGATAATCTTGAAAGAAAAAAAGATGTGTATTAGTTATATAAGGATAGAATTGGAGAAAGCGGTTTTTCTAAAATTTGGAAGGGTAATACTTGGACTTCTATAATGATGGAAGTTTACACTCCTTAGAATAAAAAATATCATTTACATGATACGGCAAATAAAGGTTCTCAAAATGGAAGAGCTAGATTAACTGAATAGGATGTAAAAAATATTCGATTAAGAAGAAAAAATGGTGAAAAATTGTCTGATGTATATACAGATTATGAACATCTTTTAACTAAAGGATCTTTTACAAATATTTGGTCGTATCAAAATTGGAAAAATATCGTAGTTTAAACCTGTATCGACTATCCCCTTTGTCGGGGAGTACATCTCTTATTGATACAGAGATGGAAACGGTAGCGCCCTATGACCACAGTAAATGCGTTAGTGCGAGGGCAAGAAATAGTCAGTGCCATTGGTGACAATGGATTAACACGTAGGTGAAATGGATGTTGAAGAAACAGAAGAAACTCTAACAGATCCTAATAATAGAATTATTAAGCAAATTAATGTTGAAGATATTGCAGCCGCTGATAAACTTTTCAATGATTTGATGGGAAACGCAGTCATTCCACGTAAGCGTTATATTAAAGAGCACAGCCAGGAGGCCACCTATAATCAGGAATAATTATGAATGATTTTGAAAAAATTAAAAATTTATATGATAATATTAATTATATAATAATAGGAACAGAAGAGGGGTGGCTTGATATAAAAGATCCTCAACTAATTAAAATGTGTTATCAAATTAAGGCACTCTCTGGACATACTTATAATGAATTATTTAAATTTAATGAGAAGGGAGTATTAATTAATTAAAAATGAAAAATGATTTAACAAAAGAATTAGGTACAAATTTTATAGAATACGCTGTCGCGGTTAATACTGATCGAGCCATCCCCAATGCAAAAGATGGATTAAAACCAGTTGCAAAACGAATTTTATGGGGTGCAGAAGATAAAACTAAATGTGTATCAAGCAAACCGCATGTAAAAGCGGCAAAACTTGTTGGTGATATTATGGGTACATATCATCCGCATGGTGATAGTTCAATTTATGGTGCTCTTGTGCGTCTTTCTCAAAATTGGGTTATGCGTTATCCATTAATTGATTTTCATGGTAATGTTGGTAATATTTCAGGTGATGGCCCAGCCGCTTCTCGATATACAGAAGCAAGATTAAGTACAATAGCAGAAGATGGTATGCTAGTAGGAATAAAAAAGAATAACGTAGATTTTATTCCTAATTATGATGAAACAATGGATGAGCCAGTTTCTCTTCCTAGTATATTTCCTAATCTTCTTTGTAATCCTAATAGCGGTATTGGTGTTGCTATGGCATGCAACTGGGCACCGCATAATTTAAATGAGGTAGCCGCCGCAATTATTGATTACATGGACGGAAAAGAACCAATGCTTCCTGGCCCAGATTTTCCAACTGGAGGGTTAATCATCAATAAGAATGATATTCCTAACATTATGAAAACTGGTAAAGGTACAGTCAAGATTCGTGCAAGATATAAGACTGAAGATAACAAAATCATTTTCTATGAAGTCCCTTATGGAGAGACTATTGAAAATCTTGTACAGCAAATCGGTACAGCATGTGAAGATGGAGACATAACTAAAGTTACAGATGTCCATGATGAAACTAATAAAAAAGGAGTCAGGATTGTTGTTACTTGTGAAAAGAAAGCTGCATTAGATGTAATTGCAGAGCAGATATACGCAAAAACAAATATGCAAACCTCTTTTTCTTATAATCAGGTTGCTCTTGTAGATAAAACTCCTATAGAGTTAAATTTAAAAGACTGTATCCGTATTTATATTAGATATAATACAGAATGTCTTATAAAAGAATGTAACTTTGATTTAGAAAAAGCAACAGCAAGAAAAGAGGTAGTAGAAGGCTTACTAAAAGCTATCGTTAATATTGATGATATTATTTCAATTATTAAAAAGTCTGAAGACAAAGCTTCCGCAAAAGTGATTCTGATAGAGAAGTATTCTTTTACTGATCCTCAAGTTGAAGCAATCCTTAATATGAGATTAAGTAGTTTAACAAAGCTTGATGGAGTAAAGTTAAATGAAGAAAAGGCAGAACTAGAGAAAAAAATAAA